CACCCAGCTCCGCCTGTAATTTATTTTTACCCATACCATAAAACAAACCAAGATTGATTGTCTTCGCCTGGCTTCTTGGTATGTTAGCCATGTCAGCTACGATCTGGTGAAAGTCTACACTAGAATCATTGTAAGCATCTAATACATCTCCAACACCATACATGTTTTGTAATGCTGCGTAGTGTACAACTAGTCTTGGCTCTTGTTGTGAGTAATCAAACACACCCCACTTCATACCTTCTTCTGGTATAAATAAACTTCTAATCATTGGTCCAAGTTCCTTGTTCCGTGCAGGTATTTGCTGTAAGTTTGGATTAGAATAACTAAATCTACCAGTGACCGTGCCGCCTACATCTGATCTTAATTGATTTATTTCTGCGTGTATTCTTCCTTTATGTGAGTGTTTTAATATGGTATCAATAAACGTTGTGTGCGATTTATTTATTTCTCTTGCACGTGCAATATATTTAACAACAGGGTGTGGGTGATTCTGTAAAAAATTTTTAGTAAAAGATGGAGAATTTGTTTTTTCGGTTCGGTCAAAAGGTAGTTGGAGTTTTTCAAAAACTTGCGCTATCGATCGAGCAGCCCATATTTGGGTATCTATTCCTGTTTCTTTTTTTACTTTTTGTAAGCACTCTTTTTCTTCTTTTAGTAATTTGCCTTTTAATTGATTTGCTGCTTCAACGTCTACACGCACTCCTAAAAATCTCATATCAACGAGGCAAGGAAAAAGTTCTGTCTCTAATTTAAATATATCTTCTATGTCTTGTGCGTAGATTTCTTTTTTCATCTCTTGCCACAACTCCAAAGTCATCTCAGCATCTCTTTCAGCATACTCACCAACATACATTGCAGGTAATTTATACATCTCAGACTTAGCATCTATGCCCCATTCTTTGGCTGTTTCGGCCAAAATAGACTCGTTTTTACCCTTTCCAAGGTAATCCCGACCCATACTACCTAAATCGTAACGAAAGCGATTCTCGTCCACGAGAGAGCCAGCAATCATGGTATCTACGATTTGACCATTTATTTTTAGTCCTGCAGCTCTAATAAAGCATACATCGTACATAGCATTGTGAAATATCTTAACTGCAGGTGTATTTAATACACCTTGAAACCACTTTAGAACCATTCTAAAGTCCATGTTACCACCACCTTCGTGTGCTATTGGATAATATCCAGCCCAGTCAGTTACAGCCACAGCGATACCAACTATATCACCTCTACCTGTAACAGATCCAGATCCCATAGTTTTTAACTCTGGATCTTTAGTTTCTAAGTCAATTGCTATCTCATCATACTTTGATAAGTCAGGAAATTCAGTAGGTGGTAACCACTCTACTTGTGGTGAGAATAATGGTTTTTGTATCATGAGTAATCTCTCTCAAGTATCATTTCTAAATAATGTATTGCTTTCTTGATATCTTCTTCCTTCCCTTTTGACTGGTGCCTGCAGATATATTTTATAGCATTACCCTCTGCAAAAAGCAATTTGTTTTCGTTTATAAAGTGTGCAGGCTGTATACGAAAATTTTTATAATGTTTCCCGCCTACCTGCTTTTCTAAAGAATCGTATGTTGATTCTTTAAAAATATCTTTGTTTGTCATAGATTGTATCCTTTGTATCTTTGTTTTGGTTCTATAATGTGTAGATGTTCCTTGGTCCGTGTTGCACCAACATAGAACAATCTATTCTCATCATCTGGGTTTTGTTCGTATGACTTCATTGTGTTTAAACTTAAATCTGTAAGCAACACAACATTCTCACACTCACCACCCTTCGCACCGTGTATAGTTGACAAAGTTATACGTGGTGCTTCGTTTAACTTTTCTCCGTTCTTTCTCATCTTTCTTAAATAATCTACATCTCTTTTTGGTGCACCATTAAATGCTTCAAACCAAACAGAGTCTACATTTAATCCGTAGTCTCTTTTCAATTGGTCAATACCATAAAAAGATTCTTTAGCCATACCTTTCATTTTTTTCTTATCCCAAGAGTCTATGTATGATGATATGTTTTCTAGTTGATCATACTTTAACAATTGACCTTGACGTTTGTGTTCACGTGTTTTTCTAAATTTGTTTTGATAGTAATAACCATTTAAATATAAATGTGGTTCTAGTTGATCCAACATATATTTAGTTCTTGCTAATACCAACCATTCACCTGAAGACATATCAACTTGTTCAAAGTCAAAGTATCTTGATAAAAATCCTTGATGTGTTTTTGGTTGCCAAGTTTTATCTATTCTATTTTTTATTTTATTTATTATACCCATAGCTAACCCATGTACCTTTGCAGGAATCCTGTAAGACTGCTGCAAAGGTAGCATTTGTCCTTCCTGTGCTATGAAAGAATCCACGTCCGCTCCTGCCCATCTAAATACTGCTTGGTCATCATCACCTGCAATAAAAGAATCTGTTGTTTTTTTCCAAATAGTTTTTGCCATATCCCACTGCATGTTTGATAAGTCTTGTGCTTCATCAATAAATACAACATCAAACTTTGGTACAGCTGCATCAGACTTTGTAAACTCTGTGATCATGTCATTGAAATCTATAAGGTTATGTTCTTTTTTATATCTTTCTAACTCTGCTGCTATAATCTTTAACTTATCTCTTTCAAGTTCTTGGTTATGTTCGTTTAAATCATACTGTTGTTCTGGTGTTATGTTTCTAAGTTTAGCAAGATTAATAATTCTTAAATACTCACTATCTGATGTAAAGATACCTGAGTGATCATCTTCATACACAGCATAGTTTACAGGAAAACCTATTCTCTTTCCTAAATCCATGTAATGTCTACGTTGCATTACATTTTCTTTTTTAATGCCAAGTCTTCTAAACGCTAAAGAGTGTAGTGTTCTAAAGTATGGTAGATCATCCTCCTCTAAATTAAATTTTTTTACAGCTCTTTCTCTCGCCTCGTATGCTGCTTTTTGTGTGAATGCAAAGTAACCAACTTTATCTGGGTCTGTGTGTTTTAAATAATCATCTACTTTGTTTAACAAAGTTGTAGTCTTTCCTGTTCCTGGTGGTCCCAATACAATTGTTTTCATTAGTATGGCGCCTCGTCTGTTAGTTGTTTTTGTTTATACTCTTCATTCTTTTTTTCAAACTCTTTCACAACAAACACAGATAGTTTTTCTTTTCCTATTCTTTTATTTTCACAATCACATTTTTCTTTTAACAATTGTGCTGTTCTTGAATAACCAAGATCCCATCTTCTACGCATTAAAAACTGATGATAAAATCTGTCATACACAAAGTGATGATGGCCATTGTTTGTCCACACACCACCCTTTGGTAGATCAGATCTATCACTTGAAGATAATCTATTTAAACAAAACTCTTCTAAATGATTTTGTAATTGATCTTCTGTACGTAAACCTTCTGCAGGTTCTGTAACCTCTGCACCTTGTAGTAATTGATTTGTAAGATGCACCCAATCTTTTTCTTTTAATGTAGGTGGTCTAGTTTTTAATTGAACCATACATGCTTCTTGAAATAAACTTTGTTGTCTAAGATATTTAACGCTGTCTAATTTTAGTCTTTCTCCATCTACATTCATGTAATAGTAAGGATCTTCTAAATCTATGACTTGTAAGTCTGTAAGATTTGGAAACAATACTTCTTGACCTATACCAAATTTTCTAGATCTACATAGTGTCTTGTCACATAAACTGCACATAGGTTGATCATTACATTTGTATCCCCAATCTTTTTTGTCATGTTGTTTTATAACTATGTCTACTTCTGAATCAGATAGTGGTTGTTCCATAGCAGTCTCATTAAATACAACTATTTTTGATTTCCAACCATCTGGCCATTTGGATTTTGCATAAACACCATAGTGAAACAGTGCATTATTTCTACCACCCTCACCTATTTTGTTTTCTGACATCAACTCAATACAAGGTGGTCCATCTGAATATTTTGTTTCTGGTCTTTTTATTTCTAAACTTTCTACCGTGTCTGCAGTAATAACTTTTGTTTCATATAATTTATAAAAACCTTCTAGACTAGCAGCGTCACCCTCATTATCAAAAGCATATCTTACTGTATCATCACCATTAAAGTATGGTAAATTTAAAAAATTTCCTGTATCATCTTGCGATTTTAATTCTGTTTGTTTTGGAAAAACTTCTGAATTACCATAACCAAGCACAGCTCTAATCTGCACAAGTTTATCTCTCATTATTTTTGCTGATACATAATCCGATGTAAATAAAAATACATGTGCTCCACCAGATTTAGATCTACATACAATCAGTGGTAAATTTAAATTTTTTATTTTATTAATTAATTTTTTGTGATCAAAACCTGCGTATGAGTCTATGTCAATACAACCCCATCTGCATTCGCTGTTATCGTTGATTGGTATGATACCTAAATTTTCTGTACCCTGTAAATGTTTTAACCACAGTTCTGGTGTAACAGGGTCTCTTTTTACAAACGATTTGCCTTTTACTTTTTGACCATTACCGTTTGATTCACCCACGATGGTGACACCATGAGCACGGTCTAAACCTTGAAATATATTTCTGAATCTTTCTATTCTATCTTCTATCATTTAGCACATTTTAAGTGGGCGTATCCACTCTCGCTTCGACGCCCACTACCTAGGATTCTAGTACGGTTGCTTAGACTCCGCCTCTTCTGAGCCGTGTTTCGCTTGGATCTCACCCTTACCTACACTTGTTGCAAAAGATTTTGCCATGTCATAGATACTTTTATCTTCGACTGGACCAACCTTAGACACATCCCAACCAAACCATGTTCCTTTGTCGTTAGACATCTGGACGGTTGATAGTTTATAAATGTGGCTGTATGTAGGCGGTGTAAATAAACCATTCTTACCCTGCATTTTTAAACCCATCATCATTGAGTTCCATTTTCTACTCACTTTTAATTGAGTAGATTTCATAGAAATCAAAGCAGTTTCTGGGCTATCACCAACAACAAGTACAAAGTGACTAGCAGTATTATCTAAATAGTTACCGTTTGGTAATCTATCTTTATAATCTTTACCTCTAGTTGTTTGGCTTATGATATCACTATCTGCCTCGTGAATTGCAACAGGTGCACCACTACTGGTACCTCTGTCTTGCCATTCAATGTACTGTCTTTTGTAATGACATGGTACAACATTTATACTGTCATACAATTGATTGGTTACAGTGTTTATGATTTTGCCGGGTTCAGCGCCCTCGACATATTTACCATCACGCTTGTTAACTTCTGGTGATAGCTGTCCCAAAATTTTTAAGAAAGGTAACGCAAGATCTTCTTGCGATATATTTTGAGCACCTTGTTGTGCATCAGCTTCAAATAAATTTACAGCCAATGCTCCTTCTTTTTTTGTTGCTACTTGGTTCATGTTACTTGTTCCTTTTTATTGTAGTTTTATTTTCAGAGTATACTCCGAAAATTTCCGTTGGCATTTCTTTACCTGCCTCAATACGTTCACGGACTAACGCTTTCAGAGTCATGGGTTCTACCTTCATCTTTTGTGTCGGTTGGAACCCTTGACCCTTCGCAAGTTCAGCGTAAGACGCTGCCTTGTTATCTTCGTTACGACCAAAAGACACCGAGATCTCGTTCTTAATGATATCTCCTAGTCCATTGTTACGAAGCCAGTTAAACGCCGTTTCTTTATTCGCTTCCGTTATGGTAGCTCGATACGTCGTTGAAACTTTTAAGTGAGATCCATCTTGCAGTTTTAATTCTGCTAGCCCCATCTCACTCATCATTGTCGGTATAATATCTCCAGAGATTTTTTCAATCTCTTTCTTTGTATTTTTAATATTATCCTCTTGTAGTTGTAATCTACTTTGTAATGATTCTAATTTTTCTACTTGGTCTGCAAGTGACTGAATATTCTCAGTCTTCTTCATAGCATCTTGTTGATCTGCTTCAAAATTAATTGTCATCTATTTTTCCTTTCTCGTACAAATTAATTGTTATAGGATAGTATTTTGCTTCTTGTCTATCCCATTTTAGTAAATGATATCTACCATTTGTAATATCAGAAACTAAAGAACATGCTATACCTATAATAGCAGGATCACCAGTGCATAATATATAATCTTCTTTCTTAAAGTTTTTTAATTTTTTTCTTAACTCAAAAATAAGAGGACCTGGTGAAAAAACTATTTGTGAAAATTCTGGTAGTAAAAATTCTAATTTTCCAAATTCTTCTGCACCTAAAATATTTATTCTAGGTCTACCATACCTTGTTCCAGGTATCTCTTGAATAACATAAACTATTCTTTCTGACATTATGACTTGACATATAATGTATCCTGGATTATATGTCAACCCTAGAAAGAAGAAAATATTATGAACTATAAATTTAAAACAAAGCCATACAAGCATCAATTGACTGCTTTAGAAAAGTCATGGAACAAAGAAAACTACGCATACTTTATGGAGATGGGTACAGGTAAAACAAAAGTATTAATAGATAACGTTGCTATGTTATACGACAAAGGTAAAATTAATGGTGCCTTAATTATTGCACCTAAAGGTGTTGTTAAAACTTGGTACGAACAAGAACTACCAACACACTTACCAAATCATATTGAAAATGTGACCGTATTGTGGCAACCAAATATTACAAAAACACAACAAGAAAAACTTGAAACGTTGTTTGAAGTGGAGACTGCATTACATATTTTAGTTATGAATGTAGAAGCATTTAGTACAGATAAGGGTAGAAAGTTTGCAGGAAAGTTTGTAGCTAGTCACAATGCTTTAATGGCTGTTGATGAATCTACTACAATTAAAACACCTTCAGCTCGTAGAACTAAAAATATAATAGCTGTTGGTAAAGAAGCTAAATACAAAAGAATACTTACAGGTTCACCTATTACAAAGAACCCTCTTGATTTATACAGTCAATGTGAGTTCCTTGATCCGTGGTTATTGGACTTTACATCATACTACGCGTTTCGTAATCGTTATGCAGAAATGAAAACTATGCATCTTCGTGGCAGATCAATACAGGTTGTTAGTGAATTTAAAAATCTTGGTGAGTTATCAGATACTGTTAAAGAATTTTCATACAGGGTGTTGAAAGAAGATTGTTTAGATTTACCACCAAAGAACTTTATCAAAAGACACATACAACTTACACCAGATCAAAAGAAAGTGTATCAACAAATGAAGAAAGCAGCTATGGCTGTATTGAATGGTAAAGTAACTACGACCATGACTGTGCTTACACAGTTGATGCGTCTACATCAAATCACTTGTGGTTATGTAACAGCTGATGATGGTTCTGTGCAATCTGTTGAAAGCAATAGAATGAATGAGTTGATGTCTATTCTTGAAGAGACAGAAGGCAAAGCTATTATCTGGGCCAACTATCAAATGAGTGTTGGAGATATTATACAACAACTTACAAAGAAGTTTGGTGATAAATGTTATGTGCATTATTATGGTTTGACACCACAAGAGATAAGACAAGAAAATATTAAACGTTTTCAAACTGATCCAGAGTGTAGATTTTTGATTGGCACACCACAAACAGGTGGTTATGGTATTACACTTACACAAGCAAACACTGTAATTTATTATTCTAATGGTTATGATTTAGAGAAAAGACTGCAATCAGAGGATAGAGCACACCGTATAGGTCAGAAAAAAACTGTAACATATATTGATATCATCGCTGAAGATACAGTTGATGAAAAGATTGTAAAAGCTTTACGTGATAAGATTAATATTGCGTCTGAAGTTATGGGTGAAAAATTAAAAGAATGGATCTAAACTAGATCTACAGCTCTACCGATAATTGGTTTGTATTTTGTTTTACCGTTTTCTTTGTAAGCTCTCATGTATTGCGCTCTTGGCTGAAACTCTACGTAAGATGCATGAATCCATCCGCTGTTAGGTTCGCCTGGAGTATAGAACTCTAGTATTAGCTGATCTGTCGTACAGTTCATGTTTATCCAATCAGCAACTTCAGCGTTGTCTACGCCTAAAACCTCGAAGTCTGCGGCCTCGGCTTTGGCATGCTGTGAATTTACAGAACTACCTATCGCTGCACATAATTCAGGAGAACGATATCCGCTCGTCACCTTGACTCTACCAAAGTGATCACGTACTGGCTGCAAAATATTTTCACACAACGCTTTTAGTTTTTCTATTTGATCTGCATTTGGATTGTTATCTATATCCAAACGTATAGCTGTGTCTGATTTAGTAAGCTCTAGTAAGCTAAAGTTTCGTGAGAGATTCATTATTTCATGTAATTCATGATTAAAGCTAAAATGAGTGATCCCATTCCTCCTACAATCATGTATTCAATTCTTCTGATACGTTCTTTCATTTCTTTTATTTGTTCGAACGTTTGCTTCTGCATTATTCTACAGAGTTTTTCATGGTCCTCTATTTTCTGTAATGCAGATTTTCTAGTCATTATTCTGTGACCCCCGCCACAAAAGATACCCGATAGGACACGCCTATCATACCGCCCAAACTTTTAATTTTATTTTTCATTATGTAGTCCTTCTACTAGCGATAACTCGCTCTTCAGGTGATAATAAAGCTTCTTGTGTACGTGTCAAGTTAGTTGTGGGGTTTCTTAGTTGTGTCATTTGCACGTTTGGCATTGGTGTATTTGGTAATGGTGGTGTTTGTATAGGAGCTTCACCAAATATATTTTTAATACTATCAAGATTAATTGATGGTTGTTTTGGCTCCTCTATCGATGTTTCTTCAGGTTCAACAACATTTAATTTTTTATTTTTATATTCTCTTACAACTTTTCTAAAATCTAATTTAGGATAAAAATAATTTCTGTTTACTACTTCATTTCTATCGCTTGCAAATTTTTGTGCGTCTTTTAATCTTTTCTCCATTCTACCTTCATACCCTGTATATGGAATATTTTGACCTCTTAATAATCTAAATGCATTTTTAGAAGATATACCTCTATCTTTCATAACTTTTATTAAATCACTTCTCTTAGCTCCTGCTGCAAGTGCGTCTTGTAATACAATATAAAACTCTCTGTTAACTTTTAATTTTTCATCTTGTATTTGTCTAAACTCATCCACCAAAGCTTCTGGTCCTCTTTGTCTAAAATTTTGTAAACTAAATAATTTTTCTGTTGATGTAACCAATCTAGATTTTTTATTAAAGTCAGTGACTTTGTATTGCATACTTCTTGGTACATCGACGTTAATTATTCTAACACCAGATAACAATGCAAGTAATTCATCTTGTAAATTTGCAGGAGTTCCACCTCTTTTTATATCAGCTTGTGCTGCTTGAAATGTTTTATCAATTGTAGTTACTGCTCCTGGTTCAACACCTCTAATAATGTGCACTAAACTTTTTGTAACTTTTTCACCACCTGAATCTGTTGGTGAGTAGACCAAAGCTCCTGTTTTTGTTACACCACCTCTATTACCAACAAATAACTCAGCTGGTAATACATCTGTAAATCTTTCAAGAGCGATTGATTGTGTTAAAAAAGGATCTACAAGAGTTCTTACTGGTCCTTTTTCACCAAAGAATAAATCAAATACTGTAGACTCAACGTCTTGTTGTTTTAACTTACCTTCTTTTATTGTTTTAAGTAAAGCTTCTATTGGTTGTGTTACAACATCGTAAGGACTAAAGTATGAAAAGTTTACAGCTTTACCCACACCATCTTTCCATTTATTTATAGGTAAGATAGTTGCTCTTGAGTTCCACGGTGCAGCTAGACTTCTCTTGTACGCTTCTAGTTGTTCTATTGTAACTCCTGACAAACCGCTCGCTAAACCCAATACTCCTTTTGATGCGCCACCTAAAACTGTATAAGCACCTAATAATCGTCTAAGTCCCATTTGTCTTAATTTAGGATTTGCAGATGTTGCTTCTTTTGCACCTATAGTTAGTATATTAAACGTGGTTCTAATCATTTCTGCAGGGAAAGACACGAAATTACCAAAAGGTAATTTTCTTAAACTTTGTATAACTTCAGGAACTTTACTGTATGTTGGGTATGTGTTTCTAATATACCATGCAGCAGCCTCTTCAGTGGCTTCATCTAATGTTTTTAGTTTACCGGCGTTTACACCAAAATTATTTTTTCTCATAAACTCTCTACCAACTATTTCTTTATACCATTTTGCTACATCCGATACGTTATTAAACAATGGTCTTAGTTGAGCTGTTACATAAGTGTGTCCATACCATTTCCATAAATTATCACCGCCTGCATAT